AACGACTTCGCGGACACGCTGATGGCCGCCGCGACCGCCGAAACGGCGTTGCCGACGGGGGCCGCCACCGCAGCCCAGGTGTCGGCCGCCCTGTGGACGGCTGTCGGCAACATCTACACCGCGACGAAGGGGATCGGACGGTTGTTCCAGGCCGTCTCCCCCGACATGCTCGGCATCCTCGGCCCCCTGTTCGCGCCGGTGAACCCGACAAATTCGCAGAGTCAGGGGTTCAACGCGTCCGACATCGGGACTGGCACCGTCGGCTCGATCTCCGGTGTGCCGGTGATCGTGTCGTCCGGTCTGAACGCCGGCTCGTGGCTGGTCGGGTCGACCGCGGCCGCCGAGGTGTACGAGGACAGGATCGGTGTCCTGTCGGTGATCGAGCCCAGCGTGCTCGGCACCCAGATCGCGTATGGCGGCTACTTCGCCGAGGTCGTCATTACCGCGACCGCCCTCCGCAAGATCGCGAAGACCCCCTGATGAACGAACCAGAGCAGCAGGAGGCGGGCGGCACGCTCTGGGACGCCCCGAACCAGCAGGTCGTCCGTGACGACGCGTCCGCACCGTGGGAGGAAGGGACAGGTGGCAGCCCGGACGAGCCCGTCGCGGAGGCGAAGCGGCCCGCCGGTGACGGCGAGACGTTCCGGCTCGACGAGATGACGAAGGACGAGCTGCTCGCCTACGCGCAACAGCTGGGTGTGAAGCCCGCGAACGCGGCGATGACGAAGGACGAGCTCCGCGCCGGCGTCGACGCGAAACTCAACGAGCCGCCGCGGCAGGACAAGGACGAGGGTGGCGTACGCTGACGTCGCCGAGCTGCAGTCGCTGCTGAGGCTCGACAGCCCAACCGCGACGCAGACGCAGGCGCTGCAGCGCGCGTTGGACGAGGCGGCGGAGGAGATCGACTGGGAGCTCGGCTACACCGCCGAAACCCCGGCGCCGACTCCTCCGCCGCCTTTGGTTGTCGGCGTCAACCTCGACCGCGCGGTCGAGCACTGGCGCCAGTCCTACTCGCCGTTCGGGGTGATCGGCGTTGGCGCCGAATCCGAACCGGTCGTCACCGCACGCAACAGCTGGTACCGGCACGCCCGCAAACTCGCCCCACTACGGCAGCATCGGGGCATCGCCTAGATGCCGAGCCTGCTCGAGATCGAGGAGGCGATCGCCGACGCGCTCCGCACCGCGATCGCCGGCGAGATCGACGGTTTGCAGGTCTATCCCTACGGGCCGCTGTCGAACCCGACGCCGCCAGCGCTCGACGTCTACCCGGGGTCGCCGTTCCAGACCGGCGCCGGCATGGGCGTCGGCAACAGCCAAGTGTGGTTCACGATCCGGGCTCGCGTGTCGACAGCCGACCAGGAGTCCGCGAACAAGCTGCTGCTGCGGATGCTCGACCCGAACGACGCCGCCAGCGTCGAAGCCGCCCTCGAGCCGCTGCGGGACGCCCCGATGTCGATCTCCCCGGAGGGCGTGTCCGAGTTCCGGGAGTACCTCGAGGACAGCGCAACCAACGGCCGCCTGCTCGGCTGCGAATGGAGAGTGACGACGTTCCTATGACCACCTACCGCGTGACGGCCGCGACCGGCTACGCCGGCCACAAGCAGGGCGAACAGTTCGAAGCCGACCTGACGGAGGAGCAGGAACGCAGGGCGAAGGAGCGCGGCTCGATCCGGGTCGTGAAACGCGACGACAAACCAGACAAGGAGGAGGTCGAGAGCGATGGCTAAGCGGATCGCGCTCAACGATTCCGTCGAGGTCGACTCGGTCGACCTCTCCAACTTCGCGCGAAGTGTTCGCTTCAGCAGCGAACATAGCCGCGAGGACGTCTCAGGATTCTCAGCGACCGGCGCCAACGAATACCTGCCCGGCCCCACCGACCAAAGCGTAACCGTCGAATTTTATGGCAGTTACGGGACGGGTGAGGTGCACGCGACGCTCTACCCGATCCACCAGGGCCGCGACATCGTGCCGTTCGCGTGGCGACCTGACCAGAACGCAACCGTGTCCGCCACCAACCCCGAGCTGAGAGGGAACGTGCAGCTGTACACGTACGGGCCGGGTGGCACCCGCGGCGACGTCGACACGTTCGAGGTGCAGTTCAACGCCGCTGACGAGGACGGCCTCCAGTTCTTCGACGCCGCCGCGATCCCGTAGATGCCGGAGGGGGCGACACTCCGGCTCGAGGGGTACACGCTGGCGATGAAACTGTTGGCGGCCAGCGACAAGGCGTCCCGGAAGTCGTGGCGGGACGAGATCCGCCAGGCGACCGACCACGTCCGCGTCGACGCCAGCCGCCTCTTTGCGGGCACCAACAGCCGCTCCGCGACCGGATACCGCACCCGTGTCCGGCAGCGTGGCGCCGCCGTCGAACAGTCGATCCGGAAAACAACCGGCCGCCACCCCGAATACGGCGCGCTGCAGATGCGGAAAGCGTTGCTGCCGGCCCTCTACATGAACGAAGACCGCACCGTCCGCCAAGTCGAGCAGGCATTGGACAGGATCTGCGACCGCTTCAACGGTGTCGCCTGATGGACTACGTGACGATCAGCGGCGTCCCACCCTACGACGGCCGCTACGAACTCGACCTGGCCGGGCAGCCGTTGACGACGCGCGAGTGGGGCTGGCTGAAACGGTACGCCAACGTTCGGCCCGGCACCCTCGACGGGAACGCGTTCACCGACCCCGAAACGATCGCGGTCGTCGCGATCGCCACCCTGCGCCGCAACCGCAAGATCGACGTCGACGACGTCCCTACCGTCTGGGAACGGTTCCAGGACGTCCCGTTCGGCAGCACCGTCCGTTGGGAAGCCGGCCCCGTTGACAACGACGAGGAGGATGATGCGCTCCCTCCTCCGGCAAGCTCCGACGCGAGCTCGAGCACCAATGGGCCCAGTTCGACGAGCATTTCGGACAGGTCGGCAGCCCACCCGAGTCGTACTGGACGCCCGCCGTCGGCTACTTCGGCGTCCGTCCCGGCGACATCGGCGAGATGACGCCGATGCAGCTCCTTAGCTGCGCGCTCCTGTTCGACCAGATGATCGCGGGCGGCTATCGCTAGAACGATCAGCGTCGAGATCGTCGGTGACAGCCGCTCGTTGGAGCGCGCGTTTGCCCGCTCCGAACGCGCCGGCAAACAGTTCGGCCGCAACATGGAAAACGCGGGTCGTGGCGCTGTCGCCGCCTCGGTTGGTTTTCACGGCCTTGGCCGCGCGGTCGGGTACGCGTCCGCGTCGTTCCTCGGCGCCGCCGGTTTCGTCGGCGCCGTCAAAGCCGGCTTCGACGAGATGGCAGCCGGCGAAGCCGTCGCGGCCGACACCGCCGCCGCCATCAAATCCACCGGCGCCGTCGCTGGTGTCACCGCCAAACAGATCGCCACGATGGCCAGCAGCCTGCAACGTTTGACCGGCTACGACGACGAAGCGATCGCATCCGCCGAAAACCTGATCCTCACGTTCACGAACGTCCGTAACGTCGTCGGCCAAGGAAACGACGTCTTCAACCAGGCTACGAAAGCGACGCTCGACCTCAGCCGCCGCTTCCACCAAGACCTCGAGACCAGCGCCGTCCAGCTCGGCAAAGCCCTCCAAGACCCCGTCCGTGGCGTCACCGCCCTCCGCCGGGCAGGCATCTCGTTCAGCACCGCGCAGCAACGGATGATCAACCGGCTCGTCTCCACCGGCAACGTCCTCGAGGCGCAAAAGATCATTCTGCAAGAGGTTCGCACCGAGGTTGGTGGCGCCGCCGAAGCGTACGGGAAAACGACACCCGGCCAGATCGACATTCTCCGCGAGAACGTCAAAAACTTCGCCGGCGACCTCGCCGAGATCCTCAACCCGACGGTCAAGGAAGCGACGGAACGGCTGAACAAGTTCATCGAAGACCCCGCCCACAAAACGGCCGCGCAGAACGCAGTGTCGGACTGGGCACACGGGCTCGGCATCGAGTTCCGCTTCATCGGCGACCAGATCGGCCGCGCGATCGACCTCGGCAAAAAATTCAACGATGCAAAGGTCACGACTCTCGGCGTCTTCGGCGGCGACAACAAAGCGAAGGGCGACTTCGGCCCCGGCCGGAACCTGAAGCTGGGACGCACCGGCGGTGACCTGGAGACCACCGCCGCCTTTGCCGCCGCCGCCGCCGTGAAGGCGCGGCCTCGCGGCGCCAAGCCGCCCGGCAGCGACGCCGACTATCTCGCGGCGCTCGCCAAAGCAGCCCGCGAGCGGCGCGCCCGCATGACCACCCTGCGAAACACCTGGTTTGACGCGACGATCGGCCGCGAGCTCGTCGACGTCCAGGACATCCAGACGATCCGCGGCCGGGTCGCACGGCTAAAGGAGATCAGCGCGCAGATCACCGCGCAGATCGCCGTCACGAAAGACATCACCCGCAAGCTGAACCTTGAGGACACGGTGAAAGACATCGGCCGGCGCCGCCGCGGACTCGAGCAGGACATGGCGGAGCAGACGCGGCAAGCCAGGGAGGCGCAGAAGGAACGACTGCAGCAGCAGCGCGAGCTCGTCCTCGACTGGCTCGACTTCCGGCTCGAGAAAGCCCAGGCGACGAAACCGTTCAAGGACGACCTGGAGGTCGAGCGGGCGAGGATCGCCGCGATCCGGAAACAGATCAAAGCGGTCGGCCTCACGTTGGATCTCGCGCGCAGGTTGTTCTACGCGCAACAGGATCTCGCCGAGACGGTGAAGGCCCAGGCAGGCCAGTCGGATCCGCTAGCGGGGTTGATGCAGGTGTCGTCGAAACGCTTGACGGCGATCCTGGCTGCCGGCACCGGTTTGGGTGCCGCGGGCCGCCGCGTGTTGGGTGCGAACATCGCCGGCGCCGAACTCCAACCCCTCCACGTTCACGTCAACATCGACGGGCGAGAGGTCGGCCGCGCCGTCACCAAAGACCAGGCGAGGACGAGCCGCCGGACAGCGCGCCAGACGTCCGGGCATCGTGGCTGACCCGGCCGGCGTGTCGGTCGCGTTCGACAACGACCCGATGGACGCCGACCCCACCTGGACACGGCTCGACACACTCGCCGGCTGCCGCGTCCGCGACTGGACGATCGACCGCGGCCGCCCAACCGAGTTCGACAAAACCGACACCGGCACCGCCGTCGTCCGCATCGTCGACCGGCAAGGGCTGTTCGACCCCACCAACACGACAAGCCCCTACCACAACAAAGTCGTGCCGGGGAAGCAGGCCGCGATTGCATTGCAGAACCCGACGCCGATCTACGAACACCACACCCTGTTTCGCGGCTTCGTCGAGTCGTGGCGGTACCGGCTCGACCCGACCCGCCAATACATGGAGCTCGAACTGCAGCTCGTCGACGGTTTCGCCATATTGGCTCGCGCGCAACTCGAGGTCGGCGTCGACGGCGCCATCCCACCCTATGCGGGTATGGCGCCTGAGCAGGCGGCCACCCTCGCTGAGATGGCGCAAGGAAACGTGTTGTACGGTGAGTCGGAGCCGCCCGACGGCACCGTCGGCGACCGCATCAACGCGATCCTCGGCGACGTCGACTGGCCCACCGAACTCCGGTCAGTGTTCACCGGCAACGTCCGCGTCGGCCCCAAAGCGTACGGGCCCGGCACAAGCGCCCTCGACGCGCTCTGGGACGCCGCCGACGCCGAGTTCCCCGGCGTCGCGAACCTGTTCATCGGCGGCCCCGGCGTCAACCCCGCCGGCGGCAGCCTCGCCGGCCTCCTCGTCTTCCGCGGCCGCCAAGCCCGCTTCCGCCCCGACATCGCCGAATACGGCATCCAACGGCGCACCGTCGGCGACCCATCCGCCTGGACAGATGACCTCAACGTCGTCCCGGTCAGCGAGCTCGAATGGTCAAACGGCGAAGACAACCTCTTCAACGCCGCCTCCGCGACACCGCAATGGGTCGGCACCGGCGCCACCATCCGGCAACTCAACCCCGACCCGCCCGACAACGACAACGTCGCCGGCCAGCACGTCAAAGACACCGCGTCAATCGACTCCTACGGGTTGCGGTCATTGACGTTCGACAACCTGCAGACCGTCGAGGGGATCCACACCGGCAACGACTCGATGGTCGAAACCAGGCTGTTCGCCAGCTACTACGTCGACAACTACAAGACGCCGGAACCGCGGATCTCAAGGATGGTGTTCAAGAGCCGCCACCCCAGCGACCCGCACGCACCCAAGCTTTGGGATCACATCTGCAAATGCGAAATCTCAGACCTGTTGACGTTGAAAACCGAGCATCCCGGCGGTGGCGGCTTCGACACCGACTACTACATCGAAGGCATCCACTACACCTGCAGGCCCGGCGCCCCGGAGTACCCGATCGTCGAACTGACGTTGGACGTGTCACCTCGCGCGAACTACACCAGCAACCCGTTCGACGCCGACCCCAACCCGGAACCCTAGAAATGCCTGCGCCTCATCCCAGGATGCACGGCATCAGCCACGTCCGGGGTGGGCCCGACCCGATCCCCGGCCTGCCCGAACGGGCGCCGGGCGGCGACAGCATCGACGCCATCATCGAAGGGCTCGACCCGGCCGGGTTCTGGAAACTCGACGAGAGCTCCGGGATCGTCGCGCACGATTCGTCCGGGAACGGCCTCGACCTCACAGACGATTACACGGCGCCGCCGCTGTGGGGCGCCGCCGCCGGCCCACCCGGCGCGCAGGCCGCCGACTTCGCGAACGGCACCGGCGGCACGTCAGGTACCGCCGCTCGCGTCGCCCGCGCCTGGGCGCCGATCACCAGCAGCTTCACCGCCGCCATCTGGGTCAACCGGCACAGCACCGCATCCACCCACCTGATGGGGCAAGGGAACCCCGACCGGTCAGGCGGCACCGGCTGGATGCTCGCCCTCTACAGCGCCGCGTTCACCGCACCCGACACGAGCCGCCCCTACGCGCAAATGGCCGGCGGCGGCCACCTGTCCGCCCTCAACCCGCTCGCCCCTGGCACGTGGGCGTTCCTGGCGGTGACCTACGACCACACCACAACCCGCTACAGGCTGTACGTAAACGGTCTGCTCGAGGCCACATCGGCGCCGTTCACGTTCGCGTCCGTGTCGAGCTGGCCGCTCTGGATCGGCCACGACGGCCACAGCGGCGTCCTCAAACCCGACTTCACCGGCAGCTACGCGTTCCTCGTCCCGTCCGTCCTGACCGGTGCGCAGCTGCTCGAGATCTACAACTCGGCCGCGTTCCCAGGCGGCGCCGACGCCGGCAAAGCCCTGCTCGCCACCGGGTTGGGCGGCACCGAATGGGACTTCGCCGTTGAGGTCGACACCGTCCGCTACCGCGGCATCGAGCTCGGCAGCAACCTGACCGGCACCGACAACGGCGACAACACGATCACGGTCGACGCGTCCGGCGGCGGCGGCGGCACACCCGGGACGCCGGGCGAGCAATGGTTCACCGGCGCCGGAGCCCCCGCCGGCGCCACCGGCATCGTCGGCGACTGGTACCTCGACTCCACCAATGGCGACTACTACGAAAAAACCGGGTCGACCGCGTGGACGCTCCGCGGCAACCTCAAAGGCCCAGCCGGCCCGACAGGCCCAGCCGGGGCGACCGGGTCAACCGGTGCGACCGGCCCCACCGGCGCCACCGGGCCACAAGGGCTACCCAACGTCGTCCAGGACGAAGGCACCCCCCTCACCGCCCGGGCCGCCTTGAACTTCGTTGGTGCTGGTGTCACCGCCACCGACGACGCCGCCAACAGCCGCACGGTCGTCACGATCCCGGGGTCAGCTGGAGGGACAACCTACCGCGTTGGCTCTGGTGCACCATCGAGTGGGCTCGGCTCGACGGGCGACCTCTACGAGGATTACGCGACCGGCGACCTCTATCAGAAGCAGGACGTCGCGACCGCGCCGACGTTTCGCTCGATGGCGACGAAGCTGGACACCGCTGGCGGGACGAGTCATACGGCAACGATGCCCGCAGGCGTCGTCGCCGGCGATCTCCTGATCTTCATCTGCGATACGTGGGCGACCCCGTCAGCGGTAACGGCGAACACGCCTTCCGGCTGGACGCTTCAGGGCAGCGAGCGCACGCTGAACAAGAACAGGTTCTACGTCTTCACGCGCATCGCTACTGGCAGCGAGGGCGCGACCGTCGCGTTCACGACAGCGGCGACCCTAGGCGTGGGCACGTATGCGATTCTCGCCTATTCAGCCGCGACGGGCGTCGACGCATTCGCCGACTTCGGCTCGTCGCAGTCGACGACGACGCCGACGATTCCGTCTGTCACGACCACGCTCGGGAACGACACGCTCGTCGGAATTCTCCATATGAACGAGGGCGGCGGCGCGATCACGCCGGGAGCAGGCTGGACAGAGCGCGTCGACTTCGTCAGCGGCTCCGGCACGGGACTTGTCTTCGCTGAAGACAAGGTGCAGGCGGCGGTGGGCGCGAGCGGCACATCGACCGTCACGCAGGGATCTTCGACGTGGCCGTCGTGGACGCAGGCGCTCGCGATCAAGGGCGGCACCTCAGTTTCGACGTGGCTGCTGCTCGAGCTCGGCGTAAAGGGCATCGCGGACGCGAAGGGTGACCTGATCGCCGCGTCCGCGGACAACACCCCCGCCAAGCTGCCCGTCGGCTCGAACAACCAGGTGCTAACCGCCGACTCGGCGCAGACGCTGGGCGTCAAATGGGCGACACCGGCGGCGGCCCCCGTGGCCACCTACGGCACCACGCCGCCCGCATCCCCGGCCGACGGTGACCTCTGGTATTTCCCGGCCGATGCGACGAACGGGATCATGTGGACGTTCCGCTACCGGGCCGCGTCAGCGTCAGCCTACAAGTGGGAGTTCGTCGGCGGCCCCCGCGTCTGGGTGGGCGGTGGCGTCGCCAGCACGACGACATCAACGGCGGGCTGGCAGACCCTGACGGGGTCGCCGACGCTCGTTGCTCCGAGGGCAGGCGACTACCTTGTCGGCACCGGCGTTTCGCTGGCCCATACGGTTTCCGGAGCCGATCTCTGGTGCGGCCCGGCCGTCGGCGCCGTCAACCCCACGTCGACCAGCGCCCACACCTCCGCACCAGCGGCGAACTACTACACGACACTCGTAACAGAGGCGATCCTCACCGGCGTGGCGGCCGGAGGAGTGATCCAGCCGCGGGTCTACAACGTTGCGGCTGGGACGCTTACTTTCGACCAACGTTGGCTCGTGGTGATCCCGGTGAGGGTCGCCTGATGGCTGGCCCGACGACGAGAGAAAGAAGGGCTAAATGACCTACCTCGATCAGTCCGAGATCGCCGCCAGCGGCTCGATGTTCTCGCGTGTCGCGCAGTGTGCCGCCCAGCAGGGCGTCCCCGATCCCGACGACTGGACGCACATCAACCGGCGCATCTGGTCGGCAGCGCCGGGCTGGGACGACGCCTGGGCCTCGGCGCAGGCCGCGCACGAAGGCGACCCGTCACCCGGGCCCGGTGATCCTGTCTACGACCCTGGCGCCGACAACGCGGTCATCACCGACGCGATGATCCTCTCGCAGGTGCAGTCGATGCTATGAGCTGGTGGACGAAGGCGTATCCGGGCGGCCCGATGGTCGGGCCACCCTTCACCCGGCCGCTCTACCCGCCCGACGCGGCCGACAAAGGGAAGCTGCCATCGCTGGACGGCAAAGACGTCGAGGCCGTCAAACGCGCCGTCAGCCGGGGTGGCCGCTGGCCGTGGCAGCGGTTCGACCGCGACTACAGCAACAGGTTCAGCCACGGCCAGGGCGGCAACGTGATCGACACCGGCATCGCCGGCGTCCAACGCCAAAACAACATTGACGCGACCGGCTGGATGGGCGAACACACCTACAACCTTTTGCGGTCAGCACGCATCCCCGAAGGCTTGTCGCACGCCGGCGAACCCCTCTTTGACGCTCGGGCGGTCGAGCTGCTCGAGCAGCACCGGCAGGACTGGGGCGGCGACACCCAGGCCAGCGTCGCGCTCGCCGAGGCGTGCAGCTGGCTCGGCTCCACCGCGTCACCGCCAGGCACGAACGCCACCGTGTTCGGCGAATGGTACGGGATGCAGTACGAACCGTGGTGCGCCATGTTTACGTCCTACTGCTACGTGCAGGCCGGCTCAAAATCGTTCGCTCCCGGCAGCTTGTACGCCTACGTCCCCTATATCCTCGACGACGCCCGCGCTGGCCGGAACGGGCTCGCCGTCACCGTCAGCCCCGCCCCAGGCGATCTGGTCATCTACGACTGGGACGGCGCCGGGATCCCCGACCACATCGGCCTCTTCGAACGCTGGACAAGCCTCACCGGCTTCACCGCCATCGAAGGCAACACATCAGTCTCGAACGACAGCAACGGCGGCGAGGTGATGCGCCGCGACCGCAACACGGACGGCACCAGCATCCACTTCGTCCGCGTCACAGAGTGACCGCCGCCACAATCGACGGCTACGCACTCGCCGCGATCGTCGCCGCCCTCGTCGCCGTCGTCATCCTCGCCGCCTTCGCGCTCCGCATGCTGCGCGACCACGGCTACCGGATCGCCCGCATCGGCGTCTTCGTCGAACGCGAACGCGTCACCGACGACGAAAAACCAACTGATGAGCAGCCGACCCGCGAATGGCCGCGCGACCGCTAGCGCGATCGCTACTGGACACTTTGTCTCTTCTCGACGCGCTGCCGGATCCTCCGCGCCATCTCGTCCCCCTGCCTCGAGGTCGCGGCGAGCCACTCCGCCAACAGTTCGGCGAACTTGAGGAACGGATCGTTACTGGGGGTCACGTTGTTGCGCTCGCCGCCGGCTGGGCGCGCATCAACGCGAGGATCAGGACACCCAGCCAGCCGAGGAAGAACCCCCACAGCCAACCCGTCCGGTCACGGCTCGCGCCAAGATGGATGCTGATGAACATCGGCAGCAGCCACAACAGGCCGACCGGGACACCGATGTACGGGTTGTAGACAGCGACCCAGAAGCCGCCGACCAGGAGCAGCGTCTGCGCGACCGCCGAAGTGTTGTCTATCCGGTACATATCGTCGTGCCTCCCATTCCGTTTTGTGAAACAAATGTAACTCGGGTGGGGGCTTCGGGGTATAACCCGTTCGGGTAGTCCTCACGGCCCTGGCTGCTCCTCTTCCTCCTTGACGATGCCGTGAATGCGGGCCGGCGAGAGGCCAGCCGCGCGGCCGATCGCCGCATAGGTCTCGCCGGCGCGTTTGGCGTCCACGATCGCCTGCCGGAACTCCCGCTCGAGCCGTTCCCGCCGCGTCCTGAGGCGGCTGATACGGCTAAGGTCGCGCTGCGACATGGCACGAGTGTGCCACCCCGCAGCAGCGGGCGAACAATTGATACCACACCCGCGCGGCCGCTGTTTTCAGCGTGCTGAAAGCAGCAGGATGCCGCGGAGTTTCAGCACACTGAACAATGCATCGCCTGGTTGACCGCGGCCCGCGGCGCACGATTTGTCAAGGGGCAAAACACAGGACAAAAGTTACATTTGTACGGGCGGGTTGTATGCAGAACGGCATACCGACCGGTCTGGAAGGGTGCCGCTGCAAACCCCGGTATACAGCCCCACCCTCCCCACCAACCCGGTGTAAAAAATGT